ACCAAGAGTTATCGTCCTGTAAAGGACAAGGATATGCACACGATCTATTACACGGTTGAGTCTCCGAATGGTCGGTATCCTGAGTACGTGGAGCCGTCTGCGATTGTCGGTACGAGTCCAAGGTTGGCATAATGTATACTGTTTATACAACCGAAAACTGTGAGTATTGTCTAGCCGCGAAAAATCTGTTATTCTCTTATAATCTTGAATATCTTACGGTGATACTGGATACTCCTGAGAAGAAGAAAGAGTTCAAAGAGAGTACAGGATTAAAGACTGTGCCTCAGATATACAACGATGTAAATGAATATGTCGGTGGATATGATGAGCTTGTAGAGTATTTAGCTCGGGGTAAAACTCCCTAAAGTCTAAATAACCTTCACTATGACTAAAGTACACACATACAAAGTCGTACAGCACATAACAAAAGTGATTGCCGATGATATTCCTTCTCACGAAGAAGCTCTCTATTGCCTAGAGATACATTCTTCTCAAGGACTTAGCAATCTTGAGGTTATTGAAAATCCTTTGCCTGCAATAACTGGCATGGGGCGTGATCCCGATTTACATCATTCATAGTTTTCCTTATAAATAATATTTGTAAGGAGAAATGTATTATGGTTAGCCACTTTATGGGCCTTGACGGTTTCCATTGGTTTATCGGTGTTGTCGAAGATAGAAACGATCCTAATCACCTTGGGCGTGTAAGAGTCCGATGCGTAGGGATTCATACTGATTCTAGGGAAGAACTTCCTACAAATGATCTTCCTTGGGCTCATGTCATGCATCCTGTCACTGATCCCTCTATGCATGGAATGGGTAACAGTCCAGCTTGGTTAGTTGAGGGTAGTTGGGTTGTCGGTTTCTTTCGTGATGTAGATACCATGCAGCAGCCTGTTATTATGGGTACACTTCCAGGCATACCTGACTCCAGTGCAGATTTTAAAAAGGGGTTCAATGATCCTCGTCATCAAGAAAGTATCACTCCCTACGCATATTCACCAGAAGGAAGAAACGAGTACGGGCCGTATCCTCTTGGTCAGGCAAAAGATACTGATGCTGACATACCTACGTATTATTCTAGAGACTCTGGCCATACTTATGGAGAGGCAGATACAAACCGTCTTGCAAGAGGTAGTGTTGCAGAAACGCATAACGGACTTGTTCGTAGAAGGGATATTCGTAGAACAAAAGTTCCTACTGCGACTCAACCGCACCTTCCTACTATAAGTCAAACACGATCAACTTCTGAAACAAGAAGCACTTGGGATCAGCCGCATCCGAAGAGTCATGCGAAAGATGCCGATCCATACTATACTGCAAAGTATCCTCTCAATCATGTTTACGAAAGTGAAGCAGGGCATATACAAGAGATTGATGACACTCCTGCTGGAGAGAGACTTTTACGGCAGCATAAGTCTGGTACGCACGAAGAAATTCATCCCAAAGGAGATAAGATTGTACAGGTTGTAGGAAGCAACTACGAGATCATTGCTGGTGCGTCCAATGTCTTTATTACAGGAAATGTAAATGTAACAATAGAAGGAACCAAGAGAGAGCTTATCAAAGGTGATTACATTCTTGAGGTAGAAGGTAATCTAACAGAGAAAGTACATAAGAATCATTTTGTCAAGATTGGTACTGGTGAATCTGGTGGAAACCGTGAAGAAGAAATACGTGGAAATTATTCCTACAACATTAATGATGATGTTATTGGTCGTATTGGTGGTAGTAGACAGATTTCAATTGAGAAGCATGATGTTCTTACAATTAATGATTATCGAAAGCTAACTGCCGTAATGGATATATCATATAAATCAATATTTGGAAATGTTGATATAACTGCTGGAAAAGGAATGACACTACGTGCTATAAGTAATGATATTGGTGTCTCTGCCGGTACAAAAATGCATATTAAATCAGGAGATGAAATGAATATTAAAACAGAAGCTACAGGATTAAATATTACTTCTACAGGTGCGGTCACAGAAAACTTTAGTGCTGGTCAAGATACAAATATTACAGGTGATTGGACTTGCGATACCACTGGTAATATAGAACTGAATAATTAGGAGAAATAATGCCGGGCGTACATTTACATGGTTATACAAGAGTTTGTACTGCAACAACCATAGCATCTGCAAAAAGAGTATATTCGGACGGTGGTAGATTATGGGCAATAAATGGTGATGTAAATTCTCATGGTGCTGGTGCTTTAATTGCTGGTAGTCGTAGAGTTTTCTCTAACGGCCAAGCAATTGTTAATCATACACCAGATGGCAGTGCAGCTGATTCTCTATGTCCTGCTCCGCCACATTGTGCTCCTGTTACAGCGCAAGGCTATGCTAAAGTTATTATAGGAGATTAAAATGGCACAACAGTGGCAGATTGGTTGGATTGATCCAGATGCAATTGATGTAGATAGTGTAATGGGTGATGACCTGATACCCGATTTATCAACAGTAGACGTTTCGAGTCTTGTTCCAGATATAGGGTTATGTGGAGCAAGTGCTGGTTTTGATGGAGTGTTAAGTAAACTTAAAACTATCGAAGCAGATTTACTTGCAAATATAGATATGGATGCTAGTGCGTTAAAAGCAAAATTTGAAGCTGATCTCCAAGGTCTTGAAACAGATTTACGAGCACTTATGCCAAAATTAGATTTAGAGTTACCTACTGTAAGCTTACAGACAGAGATAAAAAAGTTACTAAGTGCAGTTCCAGCATCACCAGATTACTTGGGTAAGTTAACTGAACTTACTTCAACTTTTGGAGATGCACTTACTAAAGCTGGTAAGGATTTAAATACTATAGTTAATGATGCTGTAGGAGCATTAAGTGGTGCTGGTGGAATAGATATATGTAGTCAAATACCAAATTTTGAATCTGCTGGAACAGAAGTTTTAGAAAAAGCACAAAATAGTTTACAAGCACAAATTCCTTCACTAAAAGAAGAGTTATCAGCAATTGGTGATATTGATGTTGCATCAAAAATTACAGATATGCAAACTGAAATGGAAACCGCAGTAAATACTGCAATGGCAGCTTGGACAAGTCCATCATCAGTATATGACTCTTATAGTGATCCTACAATGGATGCGTGATGATTATAATAAAACGTAAGATTTTAGTCACCCTAAATGTTTATTACTGGATGCCTGATTATGAAAACATACTACAGCAATTCATATGGCAAACAATGGATGTTAAACCAAAGTATCCAAGGGTACATAAATTTTTAGATCACTGGCATAACAATATAGATGCTATAGTTAGTGAAATTCAGATAAGTGAAAGTGAAAGGGTTATTTAATGGGTAAGAAAAAGGGTGGAAAAAGTAGTGGAGTTGTTTCTAATGGGGAACGTCCTAATGTTGCAAAGTCTACTAGGAAAGATATGCGAAGAAGTAAAACTCTATTAGAAGTTACACATAATAAATGGGATGCATTTGTTAAAGGTAAGAGAGTGATGGTTACAATTCCAAATCCTAATGCTAAAACTGAAACAAACAAACCATTTATTAGGGTTACTGCAAAAGAAGCAGGATGGAGAAAACCAGAACCTTATCGTATGAAACAAGAGGGATAATCGTTATAAATAATCATACATAGGAGATGATTATGTCGGATGCCGCATATTATGATGCTCAATCTAAAGGTAATATAACCAGAAATGTGCGTCAATATAAAGACCTTGATCTTTTTTTCACAAGAAAGACAGAGAGTAAGGATGTAAATATTCTTACCGATATTCTTGCGGTGAAGCGTTCAGTACGTAATTTAATTCTAATGAATCATTATGAGAAACCGTTTCATCCCGAAATTGGTTCTGGTATAAGGGGAATATTATTTGAACCAATGACTCCTGTTAGTTGTTTTATTCTCTCTAAAAATGTAGAAGACGTTATAGAGAATTTTGAACCTAGAGTTAAATTGGTAGGTGTAAGGGCTGCGCCAGATTTAGATCGTAATGCATATGAAATAGCAATCGAATTTTATGTTTTAAATGCTCCCACAGAGTTAGCAGAACTAACAGTATTACTAGAGAGATTACGATAATGGCATCAAATCCTAATAGACTTAGAGTAACAGAGCTTGACTTTGATACAATCAAAGGAAACCTTAAAACATTTCTTCAAGCACAAACAGAATTTACAGATTATGATTTTGAAGGTTCGGGTATGAATATTCTTTTAGATACCCTTGCTTATAATACTCACTATCTTGCGTTTAATGCAAATATGCTTGCAAACGAGATGTTTATAGATAGTGCTTCTGTTCGGTCAAGTATTGTTTCTCATGCTAAAACTCTTGGGTACGAAGTAAGTTCTTCCCGAGCTCCTAAAGCATTGATTAATGTTAAATTAAATACAACAGCATTATCTACAGTTACAGTTCCAGCAGGAACTATTTTTACTACTACAGTTGATACTGTTGCTTATCAGTTTGTCACTACCTCAAGTATTACTGCTACAAGTAATGGTGGATATATACAATTTGATAGTTTACCAATTTATGAAGGAACATATACTACAACACGGTATACAGTAAATAGTTCTGATGTATCCCAAAGATATTATATTCCTAGTGATCGTGCAGATACAACAACCCTTACAGTTAAAGTTCAAAATTCTGCTAGTGACACTATAACTCAAACATATACAAAAGCAACTGATATAACACAAGTTAAATCAGACTCAAATGTTTATTTTTTACAAGAGAGTGTTGGTGGAAAGCATGAGGTATATTTTGGTGACGGTATTATAGGTAATAAATTAACGGATAATAATATTGTTATTTTACAATATGTAGTTACAAATGAAGCTGCAGCAAATGGTGCAACAGTATTTTCTAATAGTGGTGCTATAGGAACAGTTACAGATGTAGAGGTTACTCTTGTTCAAAAAGCACTGGGCGGTTCTATACCTGAGAGTTTAGAATCCATTCAATTAAATGCTCCTCTTGATTATGCAGCTCAAGGTCGCTGTGTAACAACAAGTGATTATGAGGTTTACGCAAGAAAGTTATATTCAAATACCAAAAGTGTTTCTGTGTGGGGTGGAGAAACAGGTTCTTATGATTCTTCTCTTGGTGTAGTAGATGATGCTTCTTATGGTAAAGTTTATATCTCTATCAAATCAACGAGTGGAAATAATTTAACAGCAACTGAAAAAACAACTTTAGAAAATGATTTAGGAAAATACAAAGTTGCTTCTATTACACCAGTAGTTGTTGATCCCGAAAATCTATATTTAATTTTATCTGTTAGTTTTAAATTAGACACAACAAAAACTACAGAAAATATTTTTAGTGTTTCTTCTCAAATTAACTCTACTTTGAATACGTATAACACTACTGATCTTACAGAATTTAATTCACCATTTAGACATTCTGCTGTTACAGGAAAAATTGATGCTACTAATAGTGGTATTTTAAATAACACTACTAATGTAACTATGGCTAAGTACTTTACCCCTACAACAACAACTTCTACCACTTATAACATCTATTATAGAAATGCTTTTTATTATCCTCACTCTGGTCATAATGCATCTGCTGGTGGAGTAGTTACATCTACTGGATTTAAAATAAGTGGTGACACTACTAATATATATTATTTTGATGATGACGGTGTTGGTAATTTACGAAGATATTATGTTGTTGCTGGTACAAGAACTTATGCTGACAATACAGCAGGAACAATTGATTATACAAAAGGAAGTATTTCTATTAATGCTATATATATAAATTCTGTAGAAAATGTTGATGGTGCAACTTCCACACAAATAAGAATAACTGCAATACCAAACTCAAAAGATATTGTGCCTGTAAGAAATCAAATATTAGAAATAGATTTTATTAACACAGTAATTACAGGAGAGGTTGACACAATAACTTCTAGTAGCAGCTCTACTGGAACTTATACTACATCTGCTAGTAATCCAACAGCATCGGCGTATTAAAAAATGAGTGATGAAAGTCCAGTTTTAGAAACAAAATTATCTCCACTTATTGAAGGTCAAGTTCCCGATTTTATTCAAGCGGATTATCCTGTCTATGTCCAATTCCTTAAATCTTATTATAAGTTTATGGAGTCTGGTGAATTAAAAGTTACCGTTACAGTAGAAAGTATTCTTGCTGAACAAAATACAACCACATATATTCTTGAAGAAACAAATGGAGAAAAAATTGTTTTAGAGGAAGGTTCTGGTTCTACTGGTAAATTTGTTAACAATGAAATAATTACAGGACAAACTTCTAAAGCTACTGCAACCGTTCATGTTGAAGATACATCTAACGGTCGATTGTTTATTTCTGCACAGCAACTTTTTATAACAGGAGAAACTATAGTTGGAGGAACTTCTGGTGCTCAAGGTATAGTAACATCTTATCGTGGAAACCCTGTACAAAACATTCAACAATTAATGGAGTATGCAAAACCTGATAATACCATAGATGATATGTTAGAAAATTTCCGTAGAATGTTTATGAATGTAATTCCTTCTACTCTTGCTGATGGTGTGTCAAAAAGAAATCTTGTTAAAGCAATTCGTGATCTATACACAGCAAAGGGTACATCAGAAGGACATAAGTTTTTTTTAAGGATGCTTCTTGATGATGATGCAGAAATAATATATCCAGAAAAATTTATGATGAGATTATCTGATGGCAACTGGAACGCTCCAAAATTAATCAGAACAACTATTCCAGTAAATACAACTACTTCTGATTTTGTAGGTCAAAAAATAACATCAGCTGCATTAGAAACTGCTATTATTGTTTCTGGTACTACTTTTGTTGAAAATGGAGTTTCTTTTGCAGAGTACGAACTTGATCCTAATAGTGTTACTGGAACCTTCAGTATTGATGAACCACTCGAAGCAGTATCTGCTTTAAATGATCATTTATATACGTTTAATGTCAAAGGAATTATTAGTGGTTCATCTGTTTCCTCTGGTGGTATCCTTCATACTGAGGGTGAAATTATAACAACAGATAGTAGTATTGGTAATGGTTTAGTCGAATTAGAGGTTAATAATATTGGAGTTGGTTCGGTAAGTGATATTATTATTGATGATGAAGGTAGTGGATATGCTGTGGGTGATGCTTTAGTCTTTACTGCAGCCGGACAATCAAATACAGCAACAGCAGTTGGTAAAGTTTCTGTAGTCGGTGGTATGCTAAGATTGGAAGATGGAACTGCGTCTAACTCTGGCACAGATGGTGGTCAAATCTTATTTGAAAATAATATTGCATCTATTCATGAACCAACAGAGATTGTTTTAGATGGTGCAGATATAAATTCAAGTCATGCTGGTGATAATCTAATTCAAGAAGCTGGTGATGTAGACGGAACAGGAGATGCTCTTCTATTTGAATCTTCTCTTGATTTTATTTACACACCAGAAGATTTGATAAATCCAGCCACTGATGGGATTATATTAGATACAGATAATTCTAACAGAGGTATAAGAAAAATAGATTTTTCTACCGGCGGCGCTGGTTATAGTGCGCTTCCAGTGATAACTGTTACCTCTAGTGGTGGTAGTAGTGCAA